TCAAATCCGTCTTTCCATTAGTTCGAAAGGATTTTTTCAAGATGATGATTGGATTGGCGTTATCAATCGCAATTGTTTTAGTAATTCATGGATTTGCTTTTGATGGATTAGCAAACTTATAGGAGACCTATTATGTACAAATTATTTTTAGTATCAGCATTGACACTCTTTGTTGTAGGCTGCTCATCTCATCGTCATTCAATGTTTGAAGAACAAGATCATTTTCACAGTTGTGATGGTAAAATGATTTATATTGAAGAACCTGGTGTTGACTGTATGGAGATGATGAAAGAAGACCTTTTAGATGAATTGAGAAATTCACCAGAGAGTCCATATCATGATTACCATCATGAACATCCACATGACCACTCTTCAATGGATGCTTACGGATGAGCTTCCTAACAGACCATATTCGTGATACTGAGAATCCCCAGACATATTGGGTGCATGGAAAATTTGCATTCAAAAATTCTGCAATTTTGGTATACGGAGGATTGATTGGTATGATACATGCCATCTTTCCTTGGTGGTTTAAATTTCAAACAAGTGAAATAGTTGTCAAGAGTTTTAAGAAACTTGTTGACAGTCGAAGGCATTTAAAGGAATTGAATCTACATATGCCGGAGGGATATCTTCACGATAAGCACTTAAAGTAACTAGCAAGACCAAACTTGAGGTACACCATAAGTTGCTTTGTTTCCTGGATTCGGATAGCAATCTTGATTGCCTATTTTTGTACCTGCAGATTTCTCAACACAACTTGTTAACATAATTGCAGTAAAGATTGCAAATAATATTCTCATTAGAATTCACCTCCATATAAAACTGGAGGTGCAACATCTGTAATTTCTTTAAGATCAATATTTCTTAACTTACCATTTTGTTGCATCAACAATTCATTTTCTTCAAGCGGTTCCACCAAATAAACATCCTCAAGACTTGAAAATTTTGTATACTTGTTATTGATTGAAACAAACTTTTGTTGTGCCTCAGTCATTCTTGCTTCAGCAGTAAGACCTTTATCAACTTCAATGTATAATGTATCTGCATTTTTTGCATTTAGTCGTATGTTGTTTACAGAAACATGGCTAAAACCATTGTGATGAATATCAATGATTTTAGGATCAACAGCATTTGCGCCTGTGATAAAGCCTGATTTCTGTGAGAAATTTAGGTTGTTAAATCCAGTTGAACCACCATCTTCATCACCTACACTAAACCCTGTAAAACCAAAGTTCTCTTGAGTTGATTCTTCTTCAGTTGAAATAGTATCAGTAGTAATTTCTTCGTAGATACCAAATACAACATCTTGAGTTGCTTCTTTTTCTTCATCGGTCACGCCGGAAGTGAATGTAGCAACATTCGTAATTTTTAATAGTTCTTCTGGAGTAGTAACTTCTGCCATATGATCTTAGTCGGTATAGGTTGGAATTACATTCACCTTTCCATGATATAATAAAGAACGGACGCCAGTTACATGAGTTAACATAATATCATAGTTATAGTATCCTGGCGGAATTGTTTTGGTTTTTTCTGCATCCATAAATATTACAAAACTATCTTCTTTTTTGACAAGTGAAAATTCCCAATACTTTCCAGATTCAAAGTTCTTTCTCATTTGAGCATTCATACTATATGATAGAAATGAATCTGGCGAACCTTCAATCTCAGCGGCAGTAACTCCACGAATGAAGTCAGCACCTCGGTACATATCAATAACTGAAAGATTAGTTTGTGGTAATGTTGACACTTATTATCCTTCTTCGGTAGTTTCCTTTTGTAGTGATTCAATCAATTCATTATTCATTGCAATTGCGCCCATGTTCAAAAGTTTTTGTTGTGTAAATTGCTCAAGCTTTCTATCAATCTCATTATTCATTGCAATAATTTCTTCATTTCGCCTTTTCAAAGATTCAATTGTGACAGCCATAATTTCTCCTAATTATATAATTTAATTTTAATCTCCGCTACATCGTATCGGTCAACAATATTAATATCACTGATATTTGTTCTACCAGTCTTAATAATTATATAGTCTGTTTGTTTATCAGCTACTATGCCATAATTTACTGGTTCGTCAAAATCATCAAACTTTTGTACGTTGAGATCAACTTGATATGTATTGTCATTGAATGGTGAAATAAAATTAAATTTATATTCACCTGTATCAATTTTTTCAATTGAATCAATGTTTACACTATTTTGACTAGTATTTGTTTGAGGACTATAAGTTGATTCTGCTGCAAACTTATATGGTGTAAGATAAGGAGGTATATATCCATCATACATTTCAAGAGTATCGTTTTGTATATCTCCGTAAGTATATGATTGATATTGTAATTTGCTTACTTGTCCTAATAGAATAGTATCAAATATATTTGGCTTTAAAAATTTAATTGCGCTATCTGTAGAATCTTTATAGAATAAAAGACCATCATGAAGATTGATGGCAATTTCTCCTGATTCTAAATCAGCCGGTTTTCTACCAGGTACAGTTGAGTTTTTAATTTTTAAAACGTTTGTCATTACTTACTTTCAAGTTCTTCCAGTCTTCGTTTGTATTCATCGAGTTCATCAGATAGATCTTGAACCGCAGCCAATAGAATAGGAATTAGTCTTGAATAGGCTACGCTTGATGGGTTACCATCATGATCAAGTCCTACAAGTTGTGGGTAAATTGAAGCAACTTCCTCAGCAATCAAACCAGGAACATTATAGTCAATTTCTTCTCCATGCTCATTAAGCAATGTGTATGTGACCGGACGAAACTCATTTGCCTTTTCAAGACCATTATGCATATTATTGATGTTTTCTTTTCTTGACTGAGTTGAGGTCTCGGTGACCGCAACTACTTCAATCTTACCATCGACATCACGTTGAACAAGAGTTTCTGGTGTATCTGCTGAGGTCGCTGAATTCAAAATGTTCAGAATTTGATTGAATTTATCTCGCCATGTCGAGAAGGTATCTGATAGTTCAATGTTTGGAATTGCCATGTGTTATTTTTTTCTTGACATTATTGGTTTGGTATAGTATTATATAAGACTAGTACATAATCGTCTTGCTGTAGATACGCTTGAAATTCAAGAGTTGAAAATGTTGAGAATGTAATAATTTGATAGTCTCGTACAACAAATGTACCATCAGGTGTTTCAGCAGACGGTGACTTGAGTAATCCATTAACATAAACAAAACAACTATATATATCAGTTGGTCTTGAAAGTTGAAAGTCTTGCTTAGGTACGTTCTCTTGAAATGATTCGATGTTTTCAAAAAGATGTGCTTTACTCAATTCTAAATCTTTTTTCGAAACAGCATCGTTTGGGTCAACAGCAGAACCTAAATTCTTAATACGAAAATTACTAAGATTTAAATCTCTATCTATGATTGATTCTGACATGATTTGTATTTTAGATGGTGATTAAAGTTTTTGTTCTTGTTCATTATATTTATACTATTTATTATTTAAACGGAGCTTATGAATGAAAAACCTGATTATGTGTTTCCTGAATTAAACACAATAACAATCGACGGAAAAAGGCATTATGTCACACCTGAAGGTAACAAGTTCATCTCCATTACTACATTACTTGGACACTTCAAGAAAAAATCTATTGCAAAATGGCGAAAACGAGTCGGTGAAACAGAAGCAAACCGAATTACCTCAGAGTCAAGTACAAACGGCACTCGAATGCATACCGGTCTTGAGCTATACTTGGACGGGAAAGACCACTCAGAATTCGTTGAAACAAAAGAAGAGCAGAATCAATTTGATCGTATAAAGGATCATTTAGATCGCCATCTAAATGAAACATGGTATCAAGAGATTCCTCTATATTCAAATCGGCTCGGAGTCGCAGGTCGTGTTGATTTGATTGGCTTGTATAAAGGTCGCCCTACAATCATTGACTTTAAAACATCACGCAAATTAAAACGTAAAGATTGGATTCATGATTACTTTATGCAAGCAAGTTTTTATGCCATGTCATTATATGAAATGACCGAGTTCCCAATCAAGGATCTCACCATCTTAATGTCAGTTGATAAAGGTGCTGACTTACAGATATTTCATGAAAAAGTTGGAGATTGGATGGAGCCGCTCTATGACCGCATTAATGAATATAAAGAAATCCATAAATAAACGAAAAACCTTTTGCGCAAAGGATGTTCGTTTGACACACAATCGACTAATCTATATACAAGCAAAGGCTTTAGCTAAAGCAATACCAGTTGATAGTGATGTGTATATTCATTGGGATATACACGGTAATCCTGTAGTACTTCCACAAAAAGAACCCGGACATCGTACGGCAGTTCAATGCGTGAAACTTAGTGCTATCTTAAATAAACAAGTTTGGCTTGATTCATAATGCATCCTAAAACAATTAATAATTTAATTCTTATGGACTTTTCACCAGCATATGAAAAGTCTCGTAATTATAAAAAAGCGTTTCGATATGTGATTGATAATTTATTACCAAAAGCAAAACAAATCCATGTACTATTTAATGGTTTTGAATTTGAATATCATAATGTATTAGTCAAAGAAAATATCAATGTTTATCCTGAAAGTAGTTTTGATTTAGTTCGTCATTTTAAATCATATGGTGTACATAGTTTATTGAAGTTACCGAGAGTTATTACAGATAATACAATAACTCCTTTAACAAAAGAAATCTATATATATCCAAAAGACTTTTATTATGTCTTACCTTGGATTCATAGTGGGGCAACTGAAAAGCAAATTATTTCCGGATTAAGAGAAATAGTAAAAAAAGATCTTGATTCTAAATTATTTCAAGATGAAGAGATGTTTATTCCTGAATGGTTTTTTGACCTTGAAGAAAATTTAGGAATACCTGCAGAACATAGTATTATTGTTGGTGGATATCGAAATTTATATATAAAAGAATTAATTTATTTATTTAAGGCACTTCAACTTCCATACGAGATAGATATTAATGGCATTTTTGGAAATTAAATTCAAAGAAGACACCCCATCAAATCCTAATTGGAAAGAAGAAGGTTATCCTTTTTGTCCTTGTCAATTACCGATTGCACATTCATTTATTAATAGTGAAATTGGTATTCTAACTTTAACTGCAATTTGCATACAACTTTTTAATTGATGAAATATGAGCAAAGAATATTTTCCCAATCTTGTTGATACTCTTGATGAGGCAATCGGCAAACTTGAACACTTGATTGAATCAAATGGTGAACCAAGTGAAGATGATGATTTTATTGACCTTTCTCCCGAAGTGCTTGATAAACTGTCTGAAGTCCTTGGCAATTTTGAACTTGCCAAGAATCAGGCAACTTGTGTCAATTGGTTTTTGAAAGGAGATGATGATGAACAAACTTTTTTAAGTAAAATTGAAGATTTCTCTTGACATACTTTTGTAAGTATGTTATGATCAGTCACGGGAATTCTGCCGTGTACTCAACTAATCATGAAGAGGTGAATATGACAGTAGAAACAATTCGACACGAACACACTGCACAACCTACAGCAAAAGAATTGGCTGACTACCAAGCATTTATTGGCAAACCAATTCATAAGTATTTTGTGGTTGCTTCACTGTTCAATTCAAAACATAGTTATGATATCTACGCAACTTCACCAAAGCAAGCAGGTTTTCATATTCTTGAATATATGAAACAGCATCCTGCGGCTGAGGAACTGAAAGAGATTCCGCCTAAAATCATTTCGGTGACACTTGCCGATGATTGAGCAATATCTAAACAAAAAGAATTCTCTTCGTCAATTGACTGATACAAAGTTTGCCGAAGTTATTGATCAATTGGCGGAGGAATTGACTTATATTGATTATCGGTATACATATAATTTTTCAGAACTACATACTGATTGGAAGAATCTATGTAGGTATGATGCAACAAACAAACATACCTCATCTTCAATTCGTGTTGGTATGAAACTTTGTGAATATTTCTTTCCTAACTTTTTCAACATTCACAATTCAAAGAATGTAAGTTTTTCAAATAGTTGGGATTCTGAAAACTTGAAAAAGGTGTTGACTTGGAATCGTAAGAGCCATTCAACACCATATCTTTCAGAGTTGAGAAGAGGTGTCTATTTCTGTTGTGGCCTTACAAAGAATACAATGTATAGACCTCATTTGGCAAAGACAGTTGCTAAACAGTTTTCAAAAGATGTTGTTCTTGATCCTTGCTGTGGCTGGGGTGGTAGAATGTTAGGTGTAGTGACTGCAGGTAAAAGATATATTGGTTTTGAGCCAAATGAAGAAACCTATAATAACTTAATTCGGCTTGCACATTTTCTTGGTATTGAAAATCGCATAGATATATATAATGATGGTGCTGAGAACATGCATTCATATGATTTTGAAACACCTGATTTAATTCTAACTTCACCACCTTATTTCAACTTAGAAATTTATTCTACTTCAGATCGACAATCTGAAAACATGTTTAATAGTTATAACGATTGGCGTGATAACTGGCTCAAGAAAGTTATCAACCTTGCAATTGATCGTCTAGCGATTTCTGGTTACTCTGCATGGAATGTACATAATGTTGGAAAGATGAAAATGATTTCAGATATTCAAAGTATACATGAAGAGAATGGCTATCAATTAAAATCCGAGTATTCATTAAGTTCATCAAAACGCCAATCAAATGATACATCACATCGAAAAAAGAATAACGATTTAACTAGGATTTTTCATGTATCAAGTAAAGGAGTTTGAAACATTATACAATTTATTTGAAAGTGACCAAGTTACCGAAGCTGAGTTGTTGGTAGAGGTTGAGGATTTGTTTGCGCAACCGCATTCAAATAGACCTTGGTTAACAAGAGAATGGAAAGATAAGAGAGAAGAAATATTAAAAGAAAGTTGTGAAAAATGTGATTCAACAATCAATCTCACAATTCAACATACACCTGGCTCAAAGCCTAAACTGACTGATTACTTGCATTGTGAGACAAAAGAGGAATATCTCACCTTCTTACAAAAGGTAATTGATTATCGTTGTATGGATGTAGGCACAAGAACATTGTGCCAAAAGTGCGCCTATCATGAAGATAAAAAGGCGGGTCTTATCGGACGTTTTAATCCGAAGAAAATAATTGATAAGTTTCGTCAAAAAGGAAAAAATGAGCCAAACATATTTGATCAGTGATACACACTGGTGCCATAAAAACATTCTGAAGTTCACTGACTTTGATGACAGTCTGATTCGTGGTGAAAAATTTTCATCCGTTGAAGAAATGAATGAATGTATGTATAATAACTGGAATGAAACTGTAAAGCCTGATGATACTGTATATCATCTTGGTGATGTTGCTTTTGGTGACTATCGAAGTGACAATGAGTTTCGTGACCGCTTTCGTTCACTACCAGGTATTAAAGTTTTAATTGTCGGTAATCATGATGACATACCTTGGATGGTAAAAGAAGATATGTTTGACGATTATGTTATGTGGTATAAATTAAGAGATCATAAATTGTTATTAACTCATGTACCAATACATGCATCGTCACTTTTAAAATTTCCAGATAATTCAAGGATGACAAATGTGCACGGTCACATACATCAAAAGCCGGCACCAACAAAAGCTCATCGTTGTGTCTGTGTCGAATGGACAGATTATAAACCTATTGCTGTAGAAAAAGTAATGGATTTAAACAACTATAAATAGAAGGAGGAAAAAATGAGCATAGTGGAAATGGTATTCGGTGCAGGTCTTTTTATTTCGTTTTGTACCGGTGGCCTCGCCATCCTCTATTTCTTTTTAAAGAAACCTCATCATCATGATTACTGGTGTCATCGTGATAATTTAGCACCAGGTGAAGATCATGGAAATCAAGAACCTCATGTTTAGTATAGGATAATAATGATTGTTAAACATATATGTATTGTTGGTGGTGGCAGTGCCGGATGGATGACTGCATTTGCATTAATGAGATCAAAGCCAGAAATAAAGGTAACTTTAATTGAATCACCAGATATTGAAACAATTGGTGTAGGTGAATCATTACTTCAGCATTTTCAAGAATATGTTCAACTAACAGGACTTGACGATCGTGAATGGATGCCAGCATGTGACGCAACATTTAAAACGAGTATTTCATTTACAGATTGGACCCGAAATAAAGGCACATTTCAATATCCATTTGGTGATTGGAATTTCCCAAAGTATGAAAATAAATTAAACACAATTGCAGATTTATATCTATTACAAGAATTCTATCCTGAATTACATCCAAAAGATTTTGTACTGTACTTGAATCAAGTGAATTGGCTTGCTGAATATAATCGTTTAAGTGATAATGCTTCATTTAGAGATCGTCCAAGAGGTGAAAATAATCAACGTCATGAATGGTCATATCACATGGACGCCGTAAAATTTGCTAACTATTTGGCGTCAAGATGTGAAGGTAAAGTTGAAAGAATTTTAGCCACAGTTGATTATGTTGATATTGATGAGAATGGTGTTAACTATATTCAATACGGTGATAAAAAAATTGAGGCGGATTTATTTGTAGATTGCACAGGCTTTAAAGCGTTACTTATTGGTGATGAAAAACTCGAAAGTGAGTGGGAAGATTTTTCGTTGTTAAGAAATGATTCTGCTGTAGCAGCAAGAATACCATATAAAACTGAAGAAGAGCAGCAGGCGGTAAGAAATACGACTGATTGCAAAACGATGACTAATGGATGGATGTGGGATATTCCTCTATGGTCAAGAACAGGTAAAGGTTATGTGTACTCTTCAAAGTATATTGACAAAGATGATGCCGAAAAAGAATTTCGTGAAGAAACCGGTTGGGAAGGAGATGTTCGACATATAAAATTCAAGCATGGCTGCCATAAAAGATTTATAAACAAAAACGTTGTTGCTATCGGTTTAAGCTATGGCTTTCTTGAGCCTTTAGAATCTACAGGTTTATTAACAACACATGAAAATATTATTCAATTATTAAATGCACTTAATATAAATGGAAATGATAATTATTGGGATAATCTAACTTGTGAATTTGTAAATCCAGAAACATACATAATGATTACCGGATTAGCAGAATTTGTTTACATGCATTATTTCTTAGCAACAAGAGGCGATACTGAATATTGGCTTGATATTGGTAAAGATTTTAAGAAACCTGGCAACAATTCGTTCTTTAATCCAGTGTTCGCTATGCTAACAGTAGTTGAATTGTTTTCTGAAGCTGATGCGGCTTTCACAAACACTTCAAAAAGTCAACTTGAAAGTCCAAATAAATCAAGTGGTATGCTTGCTCTTATTTTAGGTATGAATCGAAAGCATCCAGAACTTTTAAAAGTTTTAAAGTCATTGAGGGCATCTTATGGAACTGCAAGTTTTTTTGGTCCTGATAATAAAAAATATATTGATTGGTTGATTACAGATGGATATGCCGGCTTTCGAAATTTTTTACAATACCGGGAAATGCAAATTATGAGGGAACCGACAACATATCAATATTTAAAAAATAATATTTATAATGAAAATTTATAAAAAAAGTTCTTGACATTCTGATTTGACTGTGATATGATCAAGAAAACGATTTATTATTAACTCTCATCAAAGAGGTGTACTATGGAAATTACTTTAAGAAAGGCACAAAGCCTGACACAAGAACTTACTCATATCATTAACCGCTTAATTGAGATTGAGCCAAGAGTAAATTTTGATGAGGCTGATCGTGTCGAGTCAGAGTACGCCGAAATGAAGGAGAAGCTTAATACCGATATTGCTCGGTTCACTCTGTTAACCTCAGTATTGTATGATCTTCGCAAGAGAATTGGCGAAGCAAACACGGTAGCTGGGATTAGCGCCTTATTGGCGGACCGAGCAATGGCCGATAAAATTGCTGACAAGTATGAAGAACTTCTCAATGACGCCAAAGGCCGTCATTATACTGTGGAAGAAATTGTAGCAAAATTAGATAAATATGATAAATTGGTAGAAGAAGGTGGCCGTGCCGCCATGATGGGTGGCGGTGGAACTATCCGTGTCAATTTGTTATCAAAAGAAGAAACTGAGAATTACAAATCTGAATTCCGTCGCTGGAAGAAGATTTGCAAAAGAACAGATGAGGCGTTGATTGAGAAGAATGTCTCGATCAAAATCTCTCTGTCAGATAGAGAAGTTGAAATTCTTGAAAAAGAGGATCTTCTTTAATCTATCTGAGTGGATAGGGAGACTGTAATTAAGATATACTTCCAATGGAAGCACTTAACAACTATACCCAGACAATGGCCCTTTGTGACTCGCCAAAAATAGAGTTGTATCTTGTAGGCTGAGTGTGGACCATAAGTGTCGCTTGTATTTTGCCGGTTGCCTGTTGCTTATTGTTTAATATCTTATTCTTTTTCCCTTCCACATTTACAACTTATGTTAACACAACAAGATGCTAAAGATTTTGCACAACACATTGAAGATAAAGTTGTTGAGGCAAAACAACAACAAGGACGTAGAGTTTTGGTTGACCGAAGAGTTAACAACATACCAGTAACAAATGATCGACGACAAGGATCAAGACGTATGGGAGATCGTAGAAATCCAAATATGGATCGAAGACAAACTGACCGTCGAGAATCATTTCGACGATCAATTGAGTTTGAACAAACTGAAGACCAATCAATCTTCTCATCCGAAAAGTCAAACTTTAATACTGCAGGTATTTTAAAAGACTATACGCAAATTAAAGAAGATGATTATAATTTATTAATGGTGTTTGTTATTTCATTAATGGCTCTTGTGTCAGGTTTGACAGGCTATATTGTGTATAAAGATATGCTCTGATGTTATATTTTTTCTATGGCACACTTAAACGAAATTATTCAAATTTTCGTTTAATTCGTGACCGTGCCAGATTTGTTGCAGAAGCTAAAGTTTTTGGTAAGATGTATGAAGGTAGTGGAATTCCTTTTTTAATTCCAGACCAAAAATATATCAAAAAAATGGCTTCATTAAATTTAACCGAAAATAATCAGACCTACTATGAACACTCTGATGAAATAAATGAGCAAGTAAAAAATGCATTATTGATATCAACTGAACTTGTTCATGGTGAAATCTTTTTAGTAAAAGATGACGATATTGAAACTACATGTCGACTTGATTCCTTGGAAGGATTCCGAGACAAAGATGATGATCTATATAAAAAGTTCTTGTATCCGACAATACTAAATAATAAGTTGGAATATGTCTGGTGTTATGGACTATTAGATCACTCTGAAGAAATACAAGAAGTCTTAACATATAATCCTGAAGGTATATATAGACCACATGTTATTATCTAAATTATATTTTATTATCTCTCTACTTGCTGCATTTGGTGCAACCGGTTGGTATGCATACAACACATACACAAGTATGGAGCGTGAGCTTGAATTAGCAAAAGAAAACTCAGTTCAATTGCAATCTGCAATGGAAACTACTACAGCAAGTATTGAAAAGCTGCAGGAACAAAATAAAATCTATGAAAGAGAAACCCGAAGCTTGCAAACTAAATTGCAAAAAGCGGAACAGTATGGTGATGACTTGCGTGAAAAATTGAATAATCATGACCTCACAAAACTTTCTGCAAAAAAACCTGGTTTAATTGAAAAAAGAATCAACAATGCTACAGCAAAAATTTTTCAAGAACTTGAAGACATTACTAATACAAGTTCTACCAATTAGTGTACTATATGGATGTAGTATTTTTTCTCCACCAATACCTGCGGTTCCTGAACCAACGATTATTGTCGAAACTAAGATTGTAGAAAAGAATATACCTATACAAGCAAGACCGAAAGGACTTCGATTAAATAAAGACTTGGTTTGGTATGTAATTACACCCGATACGTTACCTGTTTTCTCTGAACGTTTACAGAATGAGCAGGGAACCTTCTGGGTCTTTTATGCACTTGAAGTTAAAGACTATGAAAAATTAGCATTAAATGTGGCTGAGATTAAACGTTATATTTTACAACAACAAGGATTAATCGAATATTATGAAAATTCTATTACGGATAATCAAACTACTATGGAGAGTAAATAAATGTTTGAAACCGCAGAAAGCTTTCAAAAGAAAATATATGTTAAGAAAAGAAAAACAAAACAAAGTCTAATTGAAGTAATTGTACAATATGTTGAAGAACATAATATAGACTATGAATCAATTTCACCTTTTGTATCTGGTAAACTCAAAGCAGATTTGCGGGAGGAATATGAGCAATTACACTTTTTACCAAAAACGAGGAAATTTCCAGACATCTTTGGCAACACCAGAGGAAATAAAAGAAAAGTATCAGGCTATTAAATTACACTTCAGCACAAAGAATTATAATTATTTTAAATATAATGGTAAAGTAAACAAACAACATTTCAAAGATATCGTACCATATACGATCATTTCAAAAGGAAAATACAAGACCGATTTTCCCGACTTTTTTATTCCCGGTCTATTTCACAATCCGAAAGTAAACATTGATTACTTTCTTACTGATGACTACGTTAAATTATGGAAATATTGGAAAAGTTATCAGACTTCACCAATGTATTTCTACAAAGAAGAATTAGTTGAAATTGAAAGATATATATCTCGTAAGACATATAAGTTCGATAAATTATTTCTTGTGAATGATGCGGAACTACCTTTGATATATAAGTTAATCATTCGTCATGATGTAAGTCCTCAAACAGTTTTATATATGGATCAAGTGTTAAACTTTTCAAAAAAATTTAAATCAACGGTAACCGAAAAGGTGATTTATCCAAAGTTGAGCAATCGCCTTGAAAAACTCTCTCATTTTCTAAAACCAATTGAAAGTGGTGATTTGAAAAAAATTACAAGAGATGTATTTTATTCTTGACATCTCTTTTATTCTATGATATAATCTAGTGACCCGTCCAGTCGATTATTATTAACCTATTTTAGGAGAACGCCAATGAGTTTTAAAGATGCACTGAAAGCAAGAAAGAATCGTCTTCCTGCAATGCAAGCACGGCTTGAGAAAGAAGCAAAATCTACAAGCTATGAAGACACACGATTCTGGAGACTTGAGGCGAAAGATGGAGTCGGTTCTGCTATCATTCGTTTTTTACCTCCTCCGCCACAAGAAGAGGATGAATATGTAAAGTATTTCCGCCATGAATTTAAAGGACCTCATGGCTGGCTGATTGACAATTGCCCTACAAGTGTAGGTGGTAAATGTCCGATTTGTGAAGCAAACAACCTTCTATGGTCAGAAGGTGGTGATGAGAATGAAAAGCTTGCAAGAGATCGTAAGCGAAAAATGAAATATGTTTCAAACATTCTCGTTGTTTCTGATCCTGCAAATCCAGGCAATGAAGGCAAAGTATTCTTGTTCCAATACGGACCAAAAATCTTTGAATTCATTCAAGATAAAATTAATCCGCCTGAACCAGAATTCAAAGATATGAAGCCCGAAGATCCGGTTGATGTTTTTGATTTTCTTGAAGGCAGCAACTTCCGTTTGCGAATGCGTCGAGAAAACGGCTATATCACTTATGATAAGTCCTCATTTGATTCACCAACTGAACTTGCGGATAATGAAGATGAAATGGAAGCCATCTGGCGTTCAGAGCATTCCCTACAAGAGTTTGTTGCTACAGACTATTATAAGTCCTATGAAGACTTGAACAAGCGATTCACTCAAGTAGTGACTGGCAAATCTGAAACATCTGCACCAGCTGCAGATGCTGCAATGGCTGCGGTTGCTGCTGTTGACGAAGCAATTGCTGCTGTAGAGAAACCAAAACCTTCTTTCATGGAGAAAACAAAAGCTGAAGTTGAAAAACCAAAGAAGAAAGAAAAGGCCACCACTGAGGATGACGATGATTTATCTTTCTTTGAGAAATTAGCCGAGGAGTAAAAAAACTTCTTGACATTAACTGCCGGTCTGATATGATCTGATCATGTTGAGTATTTGCTCGGCACGGTCAGATTTTCTGACTACTTTTTTAATCTAAGTGAGATTATATTATGGCAGCCTTACTGAACATCATCCTTGCGCCGTTTCGAAACATTGTTTCTCTGCTACTTGGCTTCTTTTTGGGATATGTTTTCTCATTGACAAATATTATTCCAGGTGAAGTGGTTCTTGAAGCAGTGACACTTGAAAATATTCAATATGTATTTGAAGTAGGTGCTGATTATGCCAGTGAGGCAAGTGAATTTGTTATGGATTTAATTTCTGATTATACATGAAATCATTGATTTATTCATTATTCTTTTTTATCTTTGGCTTCTTCTTGGCGGTATTATTGTTCAAGACGGACTTTCTTGCCACCCTGGAAGCAGATATAAAAAAGCGTGAGATAGCACAAGAAACTTGTGTTGAGAAAGTAATAAAAAAGGGAAGTAAAGAAGCATGGAATGTATATGATGATTTTAAAGAACAATTCTATAAGTAAGGATTCTTTATGTTCCGCTTCTTTCTTGATAAGTCCTATTGGCATTGGTCAATTCTAGGCACTCTTATTATTTTTGGTTCTGTTTGGTATTCTGTACAACTTGATGTTCAGATTAATGCATTGATTGTTGACGGAGATGCAGTTATGTAGGTGATATCTTTTCATATTAGCTAAACCGCCGGTGACGCCACATAAACAAGAAACTTGAATTTGTTTATGTCCTTTATTCTTTTTTTTACAATTTTCGAAGTGATATCTTTTCATGTTAGTTTTTCCGCCGGATTTACCACAAACATCACAAGTAACAATTGATTGTGGGTGTGATTTACCTCGTTGTGCATCACTCATTCTTTTTCGTTGTGTTTTAGACCTTTTTTGTCCGGTACGTGATACTTTCATTTTTGCTCTTGTTTTTTCTGAATGTTTCAGTCCTCTTGGACTACGACCCCCTTCAGTAGAATTGTAACCATTGTGAAAAGTATCATATTTTTGAATGTAATATTTTTCTAATTCATCAAGAGCGTTACCGTCGGTTTCAATATCTCCAGTAGGAACAATAAAATCAATTTGTTCAATGATAAAATTTTCTGGTTTATATTTTCGTATGGCTTTATGAAAATGAGTTTGACTTCTTCGTCTTGAGTCATTAACATGACCATACCATCGATGTTCGATAGTATAGACAGTTTGACCTACATACTGTTTTGAATTGATCTTATTTGTGACAAGATAGACGGGATATATACTATTATACATGTTGTTCTCCATTTCAGTTCAATATGTTAGTGAGTAGGGAAGTCTGATACACTTCCCTGTTCATGTATGTATATAGTTGATTTGATATAATTTTAAAATGGTATTATTATGTTTGAATTCTTTCGTGATCGAGCCTACTGGCACTGGTCAATTTTAGGCTCATTAGTTATTTTAGCTTCTGTTTGGTATTCAGTTCAACTTGATGTGGAAATTAACACATGGTTTGGTGCCTTCTATGACCTTTTGCAAAAGGCATTGGCAACTCCAGGTGCTGTGACAATTGATGAGTTTAATGATCAATTGTTGGTATTCTTCCAGATTGCAGCAATCTACATTGTAGTCAATGTAGTCTTCAATGGATTCTTTGTAAATCATTATTGTTTTCGTTGGCGCAAATCAATAGCTGATTACTATCAGCAAAATTGGCATAAAGCGAGAACAATCGAAGGTGCATCTCAACGAGTTCAAGAAGATACATTAAAGTTTGCAAGATTGACAGAAGATTTAGGAGTTGGTCTTCTTGAATCTATATTGATGTTGATTGCTTTCATTCCTATCCTATATGGCCTTTCTGCAAGTGTTGAGGTCCTACCTTTCTTTGGTGAAGTTGATCGTGGTCTTGTTTGGGTTGCTCTCACTACTGCTTTAGGTGGAACAGTTCTGTTATCTTTAGTTGGTTCACAGCTTCCCGGTATTGAATATGATATTCAGAAGGAAGAGGCTAGCTATCGTAAAGAACTTGTTTTCGGTGAAGATGATGAAACAAAAGCAGATACCAATAACATTGGACGATTATTTCACAATGTACAAACAATACATTATAAATCATATCGTCATTATTTCTATTTTAATATTGCTAAGTGGAGTTATCTTCAAGCTATGGTTATAGTTCCATATGTGGCACTTACACCTACAATTGTAACAGGAGCGATCACTCTTGGTGTAGTATCGCAGACTGTACGAGCATTTGGTAAAGTAGCAGAATCTCTACAATATATTATTCGTTCATGGCTTAAAATTGTTGAACTTGTTTCTGTTTGGAAAAGGTTGCATGAATTCGAAAAACAATTTAAAAACTAGTGTTTATATTCTATCGTATTTGGTTATATTATAAAACCAAGAATGTTGAATTCAAGCCCGGTCATACAGTAGAAATGAATCATCTGATTCAAGAATCGCCAGTTAGCTGGGCTAAAGAATTACAAACTCGAAAAAACATAACTATTTGGATATTAACTGGATATAAACCTTGGTGGAAACATTTTATGATGATTCGAATAAAGGACTGATATGGATCTTGAACGTTTAGTTCGCCAATTTTTAGTTCATTCTTTTTTATATTATCAATTAGATGAATCAATTATAGGCGACCATAATTACGACCAAATTTGTATTCAACTCAAAGAGGCTGTGAAGGGTCAAGATAAATATCTTCATCAAAATATTATTGAGAAAAGTTTAGGTGCTGAAGGTTCAGGATTTTCAATTCATAAGAAAGATTATCCACCACAGATTATCAGCGCCGCTTTTCATCTTTTATACCAAGATAAATTTTCAGAAAAAAAATCATTTCGAGAATTTCTTTCATCTTATGGTTATGGAGTAGCCGCATGAAAAAATTGATACCAATAATCGCATTAGTTTTATTATCAGGTTGTGATAAAGTTCATTGGGAGTTCCTGTGGACAGAAAGACATCCCGTTCCTGAAGGTGTGTATACACCACCACCTATTTCACAGTTGCAAAGAAATGAGAATTACTTTGTCAAAGGTTCAACAGGTGAACATACTCAAGAAGGTAGACTTATGATGATGAG